ATCTACTAATGTAGCTCTTATTTGCGCATTAGGTGGTTCAAATTTAGACATTGAGGTGTGTAGATTTGAGCTACCTTGAAATAGACCCTCATTTTTAATGAATAATTGATTGATTGAGTAGGTCTTACCACTTCTACCTTTGATTGAGTGGATTACATTCATCTTCTCTAATGTATCTAATGATCTTTTAATAGTGGACCTAGATAAATTAGTATCTTTAGCTAAAGTCATGTGTCGAAGTCCAGCCGAATAGTTATTCTTTTTCCAGCAGTGCTTCATCAGTGCCATAAATACATTAAGACAGTTAGATTTCTTTTGACCGGACAATCTGTTGAGATGGAAGTACAATTTGTACGTTATGTGTATAAAACCTCTAGTCTGCATGGTTTTTACAATAGTTTCTGTGATTTCGTTGGAGGTCTAGCAAGATGGACAGCCATTGGTTCTCATTCATCAGCTCAAAATCTGTGTGAGAGCTTGTTATTCGCTTAACTCTAAAGGTTAGGGTAGTTGGGGTCAGATTTCTATAGAAAACTAAAAAGCAGGGTATATTTAAGCGACTAGCAAGGGTCTTTACAAGGTTTGTAGCCTTATATTTCTGTCCTTTATCATAACAAGTTTCCAATATAGCAAGTGGCTCGTAGCAACGAGGACAAACCTCGACACTATCAACATCAATCATAGCTATACCCTCGTATTTCCTATGCCAATCATTATAATTGCCATTGGAAAAAGCATAAGTCCAACGTGCCATTAGTTCCTAAAGATACTCCAAGCTAAAGCAAGTAACAAAGATGATAGCAACACCTGTAATTCTAATGGTGCGCCTAAAAATACATCAATCATTTTTTCCCTTTTTGTTTTAACATTAATATTTCGTTTTCTTTTTCTTCTAATTTTTTTTCAAGTGCTAGTATAATATCAGATTGTTTTTTGATATACTTCTTAGCTCGTTTCAATTCAAACTTATAATCAACCTCATCAAATATACCACTGTATGTCATTTTTGTTTTATCTTTTCATATTTTTTCATACTAAACTCCACACATACCCTCGCAAATTTCATCAAATAAACTAGGCTCATCATCTTTCTTTTTTACTGTTAGGTCTGCTTCTTTTAATGGTACTGCTGATCTATGTAAGAAATATTCTACTTCATCTCTTTCAGTACCATGTAAACCAGTTCTAAGTTCTTCATCTAATTTTATAACTTCTTCCCATTCTTCCTTATTAGCTTTTACATTTTGCCATTCAGTATTGTCATGATATGGACAGAAAGTACAAGCTGATCTTGGTGGTTCTGGATAACCTTGTTCTTTCATCCAATCTTTACATCCTTGTCTAGTTATTTTCATATCAACTAAAGGATAATTAAATGTAATGTAATGATAAGAACTTGTCCTCATTCTTTGAGGTTCATCTCTTGATATGCCAAAGTATTGATCTACTTTAAAATCTTTTGGTACTTTAACACCTTTACCAACACCTAATAATCTTCTTATTTTTTGAGTAACAGGTTCTATCTTATAGGTTGATGTACAAGCTCTTCTTATGATACCTTTCTTTCCTGTTTTTTTATTTCTTGTAAACATAGGTATTGATGTACCTCTTATGTAAGTTCCTTTATTAGATTTTCTTAAATTATCTGGTAGAGAACCAGCAGTAACAATCAAAACAGGAAATGATAACTGATCTGTAAGCCATTCTAACCATTTATAAACTTCTTTAGGTTCACCTTGCGTGTCAGAAAATATTGCATAATCTGGTTTAGGTGCTAATCCTTTTTCCATCATCAATGCAAGTGTTGATGATTGTACTCCTGCACCAAGTGATAATATTTTTAAATTCATTTTAATACCTCTATCTTTTTAACTACTGATCTTGGATATACTGTGGTGTTTCCAACTGTAAGCGAACCATCATCATCAAAACTATGCGAAGCAAAGATGATAACTTTCTTTGGGTCCTTGTGTAACAAGTATCCGGTGTCCTCGCACCAACTGTACGTTTGTTCTTTAGCTTTCTCAAGAGTAGTCCAATCAGATGAAGATACAATATCTTGCCAAATAATTTTTACTCTTTTGTATTTAAACTTTTTCGTACCAAGCACTGTACAGATCCTCTAGTGTTACTTCATTGTTAGTTACTTCTAAGATTTTCTTTACCATATCTGGATCCGGAAATCTTTTTACTTTAGCAGTTAAACACCACCTTTGAACTGACGTGCCGGGATTTTGTACACCTACAATGCCAAGCTCAAGTCCAAAATTATAGTAGGATAACCCTTTCTTTTTGCGATATTCTTCGAGTGTCATAAGTCCTTTCTTTATCTGATATGTATCTATATATATTATATTATTTTCTTTACAACAAAAAAAATATGTGTATAGATAGTGGAAAAACTAAAGGAACTTATGAAACTTAGAGAAAAAACAAAAGAACAATTAATAGAAGAAGCATTTTCAATATTCAATGGTGGTAATGGTTTAGATCATTGGTCTTATACTTCAACCTCTACACCTTTTGCAAAAAATATAATTCAATATACTTTTCCGGAAAAAATTAGAAGGTCTTGGTCATGGAGATACAAACCTAACTTTGGAAATCTTGTAAACAATACAGTACAAAGATTGATTGCAGATGTTTTATATAAAACAAAAACTTCTGTCGCTGCAGAATGGGACCGGGATTATAATGTAAGTTTTAATAAAGAGCTAGAAGAAATAAATAAAAAAGATCCGGTAGATAAAAAGGATGAGTATGCAAGAAAAGAAATGGTAAGTTATGCACACGATTGCATAGGTATTACAAAAAAAGTAGTGAAAGATTTAGTAGGAACTGATAAATTAGTTTGCGAAAAATATGTTGATCACAAAGAATTTAATATGATCAAACCGATAACCGGTAGAGTAGATTATCTGACAGAAAAATTATTTATAGAATTAAAAACAAAACCACCGAACATTAGAAAGGTTAAGAATAAGGATGAGTGGAGCATGAGCACACAAGAGCTACCCACTGAACCTGCAATAGATAACCTAACACAGACTTCATTTTATTATATGACTACCAAGAAGGTACCATATTTAATTTATGTAAATGACAAAGATCATATCATCTTTGATCAATCGCATGAGCTAATGAAGAAAGAACATCTGGAGCATTTATACTTTAAGATGGTTGAAAAAATTATACTTTGGGAACGTATGATTATGTTTTGCAAAGGTAATCTGTCTGAACTTGCATTGATGTGTGAGCCACCAGACATGAACCATTACTTTTATTATAAAGATTTGGCACCAGAACAATTACAACTAATAACTAAACTATGGGGAATAAAAACATGACAAAGAAAAATATATATCAAAAGTTACATGCTGCCTGTCTAAGTGCAGGTGCAGTTAAGAAAGCTGCAAAAGCTAATGGGATGCACTTCAACCCACTTTTGCACGACAAAGTTCAAGAGGTAGCAACACAAGCCTTATTAGATAATGGATTGTATGCGACTTGTAATTATTTAACAGAGATTGTACCAAACATTAAACAAGTAATGGTCGTATGTACTATGAAAATTTATGATGTTGATGATCCAACACAACATATACTTGTTGATGGTTGCTCTGCATTTGGAAACCTTGATAAATTTGGGACCGGAAATGCTATGTCATACTCAAGAAAGTATGCGTTCTTAAATTTATTAAATCTTAAAACAGGTATCAAAGATGAAGATGGTTACGATCCAAAACCATTTGAACAAGATTCTCCGGAGCAATCCGAAGAACAAAATTCTTTAGAAGAATCTAAAGAAGAACCTACATACTTAGATGAAACTATAGATGTAGAAGAAATGAAACGTGCTTTGAAAGCAACTAACTCTTTAGCTGAATTTAATGAAGTTAAAGATTTAATTAGAAAAGACGTTGATTTTCTAATGAGAAATAATTTACGAGCATATAGACAGGTAACAGACATTGCCGAAACTCGTGAATATCAACTAACAAATGGTCAGCAAAGCTGATGATAACAAAGGAGAAAACAATGAGTGAAGATGTAGTATGGTGTAATCTTGTAAGAAACCCAAACAAGAGTGAACCTAAACAACCGGATTGGGTAGCACCACCAAATGAAAATGCACCGGAAGGAAAGAAATGGACTAAAGGTGTGAAGATGGCAGATGGTAGTTGGTGGAACCAGTGCGCTTGGGATGAAGTAGATCAAGGAGGGAATGTTGTTGGTTTAACTGTCAAGATTTCACCACCTACTTCCAATACCGATAAACCTGCAACTCCAAATAAAGGGTTTCAAAGTAAACCTAATTATGGTAATAAACAATCATACAAGTTTTAATTAATTTGTATCTAGTCTTGGGGGAGTTTTTTCTTTCTAGTTCCCTTTCAGTAGTTTTCTTCCCCAAGACACCTCTCTCAATATGGATAAGAAAATAACAGATATAGATCAAGAAATTGAAAAGAAAATTATTGATGATCGCCAGAAAGATTATGGTAACTATCAAGAAAACTTTGTAATGTTAGCAGAAATGTTTACAATTATCTTGGCTGGTAGTTTAAAAAAAAGAATAAAACCACACCAAGTAGGTCAATTAATGATGGCTCTAAAACTATACAGATCAACTAAAAATTTCAAAGCAGATAACTATTTGGACCTTAGTGTGTACAATAAAATGACCAGAGAGATACACAAAAAAGAGGTTGCTAAAAAGGATAAAGTATGACAAAATTTCG